TGGCTGGATTTTCACCGGAAATGCACCGGAACATCTTCCGGGGTAAACATCTGGGTGAATCGATCACGGAGGAACAGCTGACAGCAATCCGGGATGGAACGTTTGACGGTTTGTATATTGGTGATTACTGGGAGATAAATGGAGTGCGATATCGGATAGCGGACATTAATTATTGGCGAAATGTAGGTTATCCGGAATCAGAAAAAGTACAAAAACCCCATATATTAATAGTTCCGGACACTATATTAGGGAGCGGACAGATGCATACAAGCAACAGTACGTCCGGTGGTTATAGAAATTCGGTAATGAAAACTGTGCGGTTAAACCAAATAGCAGACTCACTGCCGGACACATTTAAAAATATACTGATATCACATAGGATGTTTTCCGATGGATCTTGGGGAAATACATCTGTAGATCTCATGAATGAAGTAATGGTGCATGGAACTTATATTTGCACCGACAACAGTAATAAGCAGACATCCGATACACAGCAGTTATCACTATTCCGATTATGCCCGGAATTAAAAAGTATCGGACAGAATTATTGGTTAAGAAATGTGGCAGGATCACAGACATACACCTTGATATCGCAATACGGCGATGCTAGCAGTGATATGGCTACAAGCACTTATGGGGTTCGCCCGGTGTTTGCAGTAGGATGACAAGCACGCATTTATAGCCTGTGAAAGGAGGTGAGAAAGATGGATGACGTAATTACAAGGGCGGAACACGAAGAGTTCAAGAAGCGGATCGAAGACGAGAACCATCGTCAGAACAAGAGGATTGAAGTGTTGGAGAAGATTACACAGCAGATCAATTCGCTTACTGTGTCGGTCGAGAAGCTGGCACAGAGCATTGAGCTTATGGTAGGCGAGCAGAAGCAGCAGGGGAAACGCTTGGAAACATTAGAAAGTCGAGATGGAGATATGTGGAGAACAGCTGTAAAATACGTCCTTACAACTGTCCTCGGTCTTGTTCTTGGTGCAGTGGCAATGAAATTTGGATTGAAATAAAGGAGACTAACTATGAACATTGAAATATTAATGCAGTATATGAGTTACATATTGACAGGAATTGGAGTGCTGGCTTTCTTGGTCAGCGTGATCGTACAGGCAATCAAGGAGATGCCGGCACTGAAAAAAGTGCAGACGAATGTTGTGGCACTGATCACATCACTGATCCTGACACCAGTAGCAGTAATCGTCTTGTGTACCTATTATCAGATAGTAATTGAGTGGTATTACATTTTTGCATCATTCGTTGCCGCTTTTATAGTTTACCTGGTCAGTACAGGTGGCTGGGAACGCGTGACAGAAATGTGGAATCGGAATACATATAAGAAAAAATAGAATTGCACCAGTGCAAGAAAGGAGAATATCATGACAGAACAGACGGTAAAAGAAATTATTAAGAGTTTCGCTTACGGACTCTCCGCAAAGGAAATCTCAGACAATGAGGGAACATCACTGGAAACTATGGAGAAATTCGCAGAGGAACACGCTGCGGAGATCGAGCAGAAGAAAGCAGAACTGAAAGAAGGTGGATGGTGTGAGTAAACTTATCATTGATGTATCTTACCACAACGGAGTCATTAACTGGGAAAGAGTCAAGGCATCAGGTTGTGCCGGAGCTATCCTTAGATGTGGATATGGAGATGATATCGCATCACAGGACGATAAACAGTGGGTAAGAAACCTTGCAGAATGTGAAAGACTTGGAATTCCGGCAGGAGTCTATCTGTACAGCTACGCTACTTGTGACAGACAGGCACGGAGCGAACTTGCTCACATCTTGAGATTGATTAAGGGTCATACCTTCCAGTTACCTATTTTTCTTGATGTGGAAGAGCCGGGAACACAGGGATACGCACCGAAAGCGTGTGAGATTGTCTGTGAAGGACTTAAAGCAGCTGGATATACTCCGGGAATCTACGCTTCACTGAGTTGGTTCAACAACTATCTTGGTAACGTTCGTGGAAAGTATGTTGAGTGGATGGCAAGATACAAGAATCTTCCGGAAGATACATACAAGGGTCAGTATGCAATTTGGCAGTATTCTTCTGGCGGCCAGGTAGATGGAATTAGTGGGAGAGTTGATGTCAATTATTGCTACATGGAGTTTGGTGGAACTGTTCAGCCTGTTACACCGTCAGCACCATCTAAGCCGGTAGAAAAGAAAGACTTAGGACAGGTCGATATTACATATCAGGCTTACACAACTAAGTGGTGGGATCCAGTAACGAACAAAGCGGATTGGGCTGGAAAAGGTGATGATGTCCCGATCAAGTGGCTTGCTATCAAGGTCAGCAAGGGCAGTATCCGGGCACGTGTCTATACGCAGGCTAATGGTTGGTTGCCATATCTTACATTCGGCAACAGCTATGATCTGAATGACAAGAAGAATGGAATCCTCGGAGACGGTTCAGAGATTCTTGCAGTTGAACTGTACTACATCACACCGGACGGATATAAGTACAAGATGGTTCACTACAGAGTGTCAGTGCAGAATAACAAAAACTTCTACGCAGATCAGGTCGATACACTGAAAGCAAGTGGCATGGACGGATTCGCCGGAGACAAATACAGATTCATTGACAAGTTCCAGGCTTGGATTGAGTAAAAATATGCCCCGGAGCATTTGACTCTGGGGCGTAAATATTGTATCATGTGAGGGGGCAAAAAGGGGGCAGAACATTGTACTTTGTTGTACGGTTTCGGTGCTGAAAATGCCTTAAAGTGCGATGTTTCGCAGTAGTTTGTACCTATTTATATATACAGGTACTCCCCTAGACAGCTTTGAACTTAATCCCCGGAAGTGCCTGAAAATGCGGTGTTTCCGGGGATTTTTCTTGCTCAAAATCACAATCCGTAGGAAATCCGTAGGTTACTTTGCAAGAAGCTGAATCTCTTTTATCTTACTATTTTCCTGCTCTTGCTTTTTCTTCGTGATGTGTAGGTAGATTTCTTTTGTGATTTTGCTGTCAGCGTGACCGAGCCTGCGTGAGATTGTATCCACATCAACTTCCTGTTCCAGTAGCAGAGATGCGTGGTTGTGAATACTGTCATAATCAGAATTATGGAGTATAGCGTATGTAAAGTAAAAGGCAATGGATCAGAAATGGTTCATTGCCCTTTATGCAGGCTTCTATAGCCGTAATCCTTTAATATCTTTAATACGTGATAAGATTGTATTGCAGCTGCAGCTGATAACGCCGGGAAGTGTATCAATAACTGTGTGCAGGAAGTGTTCCATTTCATCACTTGATGAAGCAACGGCATGTACATGCAGTTTGTCTCTTCCTGTGACACGGTAAATCTGCGTGACGGTATCATTATTATATAATATATCTGTCACCTGCGACAGATGGTCTGGTTTTGTCTCGATTTCAAAATAGCATGAAACAGCACCACTGATCTTTTGAGGGTTTATTATAGTTGTATATTCTTCAATTATACCTTTTTTCTCCAGAGCCTGAATCCGGGCTTTTACTGCCACTCTGGAAATACCGGTTTCTTTACCGATATCAGAGTAGGAAATACGTGCATTTTCTATAAGCAACTGGATGATCTTCTGATCCAGTTCATCTAAACCGTTCAGGTACATAAGTGTCCCTCCTGTAAAATAATATCCTCCGGATAGTAAATTTTCTTAAATATCATATCATTTATGTTGCTGAAAGTAAACTCTGGCTTGACTTAGCGGCTGTAACTATATATAATTGTTTCGCAATGTAATTTAAAACTTGCGTTTTGAATACATGGGATAAATTCCGGTGAAGGAAAGAATAAGTGAAATTATAAAGGCTGTGGAGGAATATGATAATGTCAAAAGATGAATATTTGA